GCAGCAAGACGCAATTACTGGTATCAACTCGATGTACGATAATCTACTAAACCAGATTAATAAAGATAATTCAAGTAGACTTGGCTCTACTGCTTCGATTAATGCTCTTTCAGGTCAGAGAGGTTCTGCATCTGGTGCAGCTAACGAAGTTGCAACTCAAGACGCGAATCAGAAGGTTGTTGCTGCAAATGAAGCTGAACGTAATGCTAAGATTTCTGGAATCATGAATAACTATACTAACCAGACAAATGCAGAACTTGCTAAAGCAAAAGAATTACGAACTACAGATGCAAATGCTTGGTTAGAATATAAAGCAGGAGAGATCGATAGAAATAAAGTTCGTGCTTCAAACTTACGTGCATCATTTATTGCTGCTAATATGAAACCAGAAGAGATTGATGATAATACATACAAAGCAATTGCTGCTGCAGGTGGTTATACAGTTGAACAAGCTAAAGCATTGTACAAATCAGAATACGATACTAACCAAAAGAAATTCGTTAATGAAGAAGCAAAGAGGGTAGCTGACTTAGCAAAGACTGCAGCAGAGACAGAAAAACTTAAAGCAGAAGCAGGTGCTAAATCTCAAGAAAATCTCTTGATCAATAAAGGTTACGTATACGTATCTACTCCAGCTGAAAGAGATGCATTGAAAGCACAAGGTAAGTTATTGATAGAAAAAGACGGTAAGACATACGTTGCACCGTCAACGATGAAGACTAAAGTAATTACTAAAGGTAATAACCAAGTATTGATTGATATGTCTACAGGAGAAGAAGTAAAGAATCTGGGACCGAAACCTGCATCTACAAAAGCTGGTGGAAGTGATAAGAACTATACTGCTACGACTATACCTCAAAAGATTAAAGCAGATCTTCTCTTCGATAAGCAATCAGGTGGTTCTCTCGATCAATTGATGGGAGCATATCCTGAAGTATCTACTTCATACATTCAATCATTATTCGCTGATCCAGATAGATTAGCTTACTAACAAAATATTATGCCAGGAAGACTTAATCAAACGAATACTCAGACAACTGGCTCTGGCAGATTAAATGCTGGAACTCCACAAGCAGTCACTAAGACTGCTACTGTGAGTAGATTAAAGACTACACCAGAAGTTAAAAAGAAATTAACACAAGCAGAAATTGATGCAATTATAAAAGCAAAGAATGCTCAACAGTTAGAAGAAGAAAAGAAGCAAGGTATTAAGCAAGGTACATTTGCTAACTATGGTAAGTCTCTTGGAGAGACATCGTTAGACTTTCTTAAAGGTGCAGCTAAGGGTGCTGGTCAATCTTTAGAATTCTTTTCTGGAGTAGGAGAGAAAGTACTTCAGACTCCTTTGAAACTAGCAGGTGTTAAAGTACCAGAGAAAACATCTGCACAGAGTCTTCGAGAAGTTACAGAAAAGAAACTTGGAGTTAAGAAAGGAGAACTCTTCAAAGCAAATACAACAGGAGAGAAGATCGGAAAGACTACAGAACAAGTAGCAGAGTATTTGATACCAGGTACTGCTGGATACAAAGTTGGTAAAGCAGCACAAGCATCGAAGTTACTTACGAACGCACCTAAGATCGTTGGAAGACTTGCTCCATACGTAATTGAAGGTGCAGTTGATGCTGCTACTTCGTTACCGTTATTATATTCACAAGCAGAACCAGGAGAACCAGTAACAGGTAAAGATGTTGCTATAAATACTGCAATTTCTCTTGCTGCTCCAGGTGCTACAAAGTTACTTGGTAAAGCTGGAAGACTATTCAAGAATAAGAGTATACAGGAAGCAGCACTAGCAACAGAAGAAACTGTAGCAAAAACACTTGCAAGAAATGCAGAGAAGAAGACTGCTAAAAGCACGTTAATGCAAGACATTATTCCTCCTACTAATAAACCTACAGGTATTGCAAAAGAAGTTCAAGGCACAGCCTTAAATGCAGAAATACGAGCAGATAAAAGCATGCCTATTGGTACAAAAGAAAGCAGATTTGCTAAAGGAGTAGCTGGTAGTGATATAACAGCCCCAGAAGTCTCTAAAGGGTTAACAGACAATGCTCCTACGTACGAAGTAAAGCGTAATATTGATATACAGAATAAAGCAGTACAGATGGTTAAAGAGAATGCTTCTGAAGCAGAGAACTTTGTACTGAACGAAAGTAAACCATCTGCTGAGCATACTGCTACTGCTGTTGAGTTAATTAAGAAGATGCAGAATGAAGGAAACTTCGAAGGTGCTATACGTATCGCAGACGATGTATCTAAGAAACTTACAGAAGCTGGTCAAGCTATTCAAGCTGCTAAGCTATACGAGAACTTATCTCCTGAGAGTGTTCTTGTTAAAGCTAAGTCGTTTATAAACAAAGAAAATAAGAAAGCAAATATCTTCCAGAAGACTAAGCAGTTAACAGAAGCAGATGCACAGACATTATATGATACTGCGAAGAAGATGCAGAATGCTACTGGAGATGCTAAGCAAGAACTCTCGAATGAAATTGCTTCGATCTTAGCTGGGTATCAAAACAATTCTGTTCTAAAGAAATTATCTTCTATACAAACTCAAGCACAGTTATTGAATCCTAAGACAACCACTAGAAACGTTATTGGTAACGAATTATTCTACAGAGTAGAAAGACTTACTAAGATGCTTGCAACCCCAATTGATATCGCTAGAAGTACATTGACAGGTACAGAAAGAACAGTAACGATGAAGAAAGGAAATCAGAAACAATACTGGTCAGATTGGTTCAAAGGTGCTCAAGCTGGTTGGAAAGGAGTTCAACTAGGTCCAGATACTCAATTCCAATTACCTGTTAAGACTTTCAATAACAAATGGAATCCATTCTACTGGGGAGAGAAAGCAGTTGGTGCTACATTAAAGTCTTTCGATTATGCAGCTTATAATAGAGCTAGATTAGAAACTCTTTACGAGATGGGTTGGTTAAGAGCTAAGAGAGAAGGTGCTAAAGGAAAAGAATTAAAACAACTAGCACAGAAGTATGCAGACAATGCTGACAATACTATTTTAGAGATTGCAGATCAGTACGGTAAATATACGACATTCCAAGATGATAACGTAATCTCGAAGATGGCTATCGGTCTTAAGAAAGGTTTAAATGTTAGTAAAGATTTTGGTCTAGGAGATCTTGTCCTTAAGTATCCTAAGACTCCTGGAGCATTGATGTCAAGAGCTTTAGAATATTCTCCAGCTGGATTCCTTAAAGCTGCTAAAGAAGTTGCTACACCAATCTATATGGGTAGAGCAAAGACTCTAGCAGAGAATAAAGAATTAGCAATGACAGTCTCCCGTGCTATTACAGGTACTCTTGGCTTTACTGGTCTTGGTTATTACTTTGCAGATAAAGGATTCTTAACAGGAAGACAGAGTAAAGATAAAGATGTTGCTAGTTTACAAAAGAGTGTTGGACAAGGTAAGTATCAAATGAATCTCTCTGCTATTAAGAGATGGGTATTATCAGGCTTTAAGAATACATCGATTAAAGCAGGAGACTTACTTTATACTTACGACTGGGCTCAACCAATTGCTGTATCGCTCTCTGTTGGTACTAACATGAATCAGACACCAACTGATAACGTTTTAAGTGTAGGAGAACAAATAGCATCGGGAGCTCAAACGATTACTGAGCAACCATTACTCTCTGGTCTAACTAGACTCTTCGGTTACGGAGATCCTCTTGGAGGTTTACAAGCAACAGCAGAAGGTGCTGCTAGTTCATTCTCTCCTACAATTCTAAATCAGTTCAGACAATACACTGATAATCAAACACGTTCTACTAAATCTGATTCTTCTGTGCAAACTGCTATTAATCTTACGAAGAATAAGATTCCAGGATTAGACGATACACTTACTCCTAAGTACGATGTACTCGGAGAACCAGTACAGAATATGGAGAAGAATAACATCTTTAACGTATTCTTTAGTCCAGGTGCTCAATCTACCTTCAAAGAGAATCCAGAAACTAAGTTGATCTTAGATCTTATCTCTTCTACAGGAGAAACTAAACAAGTACCCAGAGTTATACCAGACAAGCAAACAATCCTAGGAGAACAGATCACAGTAGATCCAAATGATTATGCTGCACTACAAAGATATGCTGGTCAAAGAACGATGCAAGGTATGTCTAGATTATTAGAGCAACCAGCATTCAACGAACTTGACGACGCAGAGAAGATCAAAGTACTTACGAATAATCTTACAGACGTTGGTGTTGGAGTTAGAGGATTACTTACAGCTAAGAAATTGATTGAAGTACGAAACACAAAGGGAGACGCTGCTGCAGCTGCTTTAGAGAAAACATTAAAGCCAGCAGATCTACGTAATGTACAAAATGCAATCAATTACTTGAAAGCAAATCCTACATTCTTTAATATTGATATGAATCCCAAGATAGAAGAGAAACCTAAGAAGTCATCGATGCTAGATTCTCTTAAGATTAAAGAAGCAAATGCTTCTGAACTTAGTAAAGAAGAATTAACACAGAGAAGAGATGCATTGAACAAAGAGAATGCTCAGTTAGAACAAAAGATAACAGATCTACGAAGATCTAAGATGACAGAAGGAGAAACAGAATTCGACGTATCTACTGGAAAGAAGTATAAGATGATTAATGGAACACGTATCGAAGTTAAATCTAAAGGAATCAAGAGGGATACTCCAGTAGAACAGAAAGGTTCTGGAGAACTTAAAGAACCAGATCTGAAAGTTATCTCTACTGTTGTAGCAGAAGCACTCGGAGAAGGAGAAGAGGGAATGCAAGCTGTCTTAAACGTTATCAATAATCGAGCAGCTAAGAATAATACTACACCTTTCGATGAAGTAGCTAAACCTGCACAGTTCTCTGCTTTTTCTTCTGATAACAAAATCTACCAAAGGGTTAGAGATTACCTAAGAGGTAAGAAAATAGAACTAACACCTGACGAAAAGAAAGCAGTAGAATTTGTAAAGAATATGGTTACAAATGGTACGAAAGACATTACAGGTGGTGCTACACATTACGCTAATATTAAAGACTCAACAGATCGATCATGGTTTGATAAGATACCTAAGACTGGTAAGATTGGAAGACATACATTTTTTAAAGAATCTTAGACACACAAAAAGCTGCCAAATGAGCATTTTACGTGATAGAAAATATACAAAGGTATATTACATTAACTATTACATTAAAATGTCAATATGGCAGCTTTTATGCAGAAATTTGAGCTGTTAAAAGCTCTTATTCTAATGGCAATTCTGGGTGGGTAGGAGTAGTCTCTTCAACTTGCTCTTCTTGCACGGTTTCTTCTTCTTTTACATCACCCCATCATGGTCTTCGTAACTGATCTTTTTGGAATTGTAACCAATCCCAAGAAACGAGACCGTAACTTTCTCTTTTATTATTAACATTATACACAGAAGTGTAATGCCTCGTTTCGTAGTCCATAAAGACTGCTACGCTAATTAGTTCTTCCGTGTGTACGTTAGTAATGATCCCAGGGAATGTGTGCTTAAGACCATTAATGTCGTCTTTAACTGTTACTTGAACAATTCTGCCAATAGTAGGCATAATGACTTCGTTCATATGTTTTACTTTACTGGGAGTAAGTTCTCCCTTTGTCTGGGCTCTTATGGGTCGAAACATAAGAGATATAGAGTGAGCAAATTATGGAACTCTTTTCTATATACTTCCCAGGCAAAGGGAGAGGACGAATTACTCGTCCTCCCGTATCAAAGAGCTATAGATCATCATCTGTGTATCCATTTTTGTTAGCACAGATAATACATTCACCTTCAGTCTTAATATTGATGCAACCTCTTTCTAGCATCTTAAGTGGAAGACAACCAGTTTCAATGTATTGTTCTTGACATCTTTCGCATGTCTTTTTAACAATTCCATTTCTCATTGGTAGTTCTCTCTCGCATCCGTAAAGACCACCGCATGCTTTACAAAATACAATTACCATGTCTTTCCTTCCTCCATTCTTTTAATAACACAAGATTTACAAATACATCGTATTTCCTCTTTAGCATTTTCTGGTACTTCGCAGAATCTTGGTAAACAATCAATGCATTCTATAGTACCTGGTATACACGACCAAACTCTTGGCGGATTACAATAGTAACACACGATAGCTATTGGCTCATTCATTTTGATCGACCAACTTCCATTGCTTAAAGAAAAGATCATAGGCAATCTTTCCTATGCAACCTTCTTTGTTCTTGTAGAAGCAACTATTACATGCGTAATGTTCGCATCCTTCAAGTCGTGGTAACTTTGTTTTCTTATCTACATCAGTTTCAATCGTTATTCTCATCGTATCCCCCTCTGAGAAATTTAAAGATAATCTGTACATAATCGTCTTTACTAAGTCTGAATCTCTTTCCTTTCTTTGTCCCCTCTTCAGACTTAATTACCTCTTCAAGCTCTAAATGACAACTAGCACAAAATCTAGCAAGTTCAGAATCCTGTTCTCCTTTATAATGTGCTAATGGGTAAATGTGATGCTTAGTCAATAGGCTTTTCTTATGGCACTTAAGACAATATCCTCGTTCTGGCATATTACCTCCTACAATGAAAAATGAACGTCATGACTGTTTGCCATGAACTTAGCTTTAGGACTACCAAGTTTAGCAATTGGTAACCCCTTCTGTTGAGCATATCCTCCTTCCCAGTTCAAGTATGAACCAGTCATGACGATATACTGTTTCCTTTCGATTATGCATCTACTCCTAAGATCAACCTGTTGAATGATTCTCGTAGCAGTAGAGAGTTCATGTGTATGCCCATAAGCAATAATGTCGCTATTAAGAAAGTATCCAATCTTAATCGCAGCATTAAGTTTCGTATAACTCTGAGTTGAGTTTGAACTTCCGTGTGTTGAATATAAAGTATATTTCTGCTTCCCTACGTTTATCAAATGCCAGCATGCATAACTGCAGTATGGAATCTTTAGTAGTTTAGCGATAAACTTTGTGATGTCAATACCTGTACCTTTTGTGATACGTTGTTCATGGTTACCTTCGTGGATACCAACTAGTAAATTTGCTTCTGCTAAAGGTGTTAGCAATTCTATCATTGCTTCTACCTGTTCTTGCGGATTAAGTTTCTGCTGGTATACACCGTGACCTACACTATCTCTTAGAGCGATCTCCATTAGATCACCCATCAGCAGAGTAGGTACATGTTCTCGTAATGCCCAGTCTAACATTGCTAATGCTTGTTTCGTTGCACATTGCTCTGAGCCCCAATGTAAGTCTCCGAAGAATAACAGAGGAGCGTAACCCTTATCGTTAGCTTCTAAGTTAATCCTGTTGAGTTTCATTGGTCTCCCAATTAACTTGTCCTTCCCAGAGAATGCTTCCAACTGAGATTTCTTCATTATAACCCCTTGATAAATTGTTAAAGAACCATCGTTAACCTATATCTATTCAGCTAACTTCTTTTTAAGCAACTCTCTGTCTTCTTCTGCTTTGCACCATCCAAGTGTATAAACTGCATCCATCTTACCTCCTTTACTGAAATGGTAATGATGTACTATAGCTAACTCTGCTCTTGTCTTTCTTTTACATTTACTCCATAGCAGATTATCTACCCCTACATGATTGAAGTCTTCGTCGAAGATCTTTCCATCTAATTCTAATTCGACATAATCTCTTCGTATCATAAAGTGTTCGCAGATATTACCTTCATCTGGTAGTACATCTCCTGTATTGAATGCTACAAGATTGTTCTCTTTACTTTCTGCAACTGCGTGTATGATACTGTTCGGAGTAAATTCAATGTCATTCGAACCATATACATAACGATCTGCTACTTCACTCTCTTTGTAGATCTTGTTTAATCGTTTAGCAACACCTAGTCTTGGTTCATCCTCTTCTGTGTTAACAATCAAATTTGGGTACTTTATCTTCTTAATCGATTCTAGAACTCTTCGTAAACCACTCGGTCTCAAAAGAGTTGGTATCAAAATATTTACTACTGGTAAAAAGTACTTATACATAAAGAGAATGTCGTCTTGAGTAATCTGGTACGTTCTTGTTTGACCTATAATTGGATCGAATGAACTACCGATATCAATGTATGTAGCATTCTGTTGTTTAAGCATACATTCGTGTATCATTGCTTTAGCAATCATACCGCAACTAAAGATAAAGATAGTATCTGATTTAAGCATAGACAGTAACTTGTCAGTAATTTCTCTGTATTTACTGAAACCATCGATTGCAGGTACTTCTACGAATTCTGCTCCTAAGATGTATGCTACAATCTTTAATTCTTTCCTACCAACATATATCTTCTTTCTGTTGTCTCTGATTATGGTATCGTAGAAGTTATATACTTTGTTCAAATCGTTATCTGTTCTGTGGAGAAGAGTATTATATTCCTTCTGGTTCTCGAATCTAACTACGTGAGCTTTATCAGATTCAGCAAAGAATTCAAATGCAGCATTAAGTTTGTCTCCGAGTTCCTTGTGATAGATACTTCCATCACAGTTAGCACCTTGTTCGTAATTCATGCATGCTTCTTCTCCGTCCCCACTTTTGATAAAACTGAAGTCTTCTCTCTTCTTGAGTTTCTCAGTAAGCACTTCGTTAATCTCTTTACTCTCTTGTTCAGTAACGTACTTATACCAGATGCTTCCTACTACACCATCGATCTTACCTACTACTTCATTTACTGCTTTCATTACTCCAGGCCACCCTATTTGATAATCGTGACCACATAGTAATACTCTTGCTTTATCTTTCCACATCAATATGTCTTTCTTAACTCCTTCGTATGTATGTTCAGCATCAATGAATACCATATCAAACTTAAGACCTTCTAATGCTCTAGCAGCTAAGTCAGAAGATACTTTATGTATTCTCAGGTTCTTGTAGTGTCCTACGTTCTCTATAAACTGACTGTAGACGTCTTCTTTCTGTCCGAGTTCTTTTGTAGAATCATTAACATCGTCTGAACCTTGAAAGTGATCAACTGCTGTGACTGTACCTTTGCACCCAGAAAGTAGAGCATCAGTACTTCTACCTTTCCAGCTACCTACTTCGATAACTGTTTTCATCTCCTTACTCTTTTGATATAAGAATTCTAATTCTTCTGGTGTCATCCATCCTTCGATTCCTTTGTCTTCGTATTCGTTCTGATAAAAGAACTTAGCTTCTGCTTGGTAGACAGGATTACCTGGTTCCATCTTAATAGCTATATCATAATACTCTTTAGCTTTCTCTTTGTCTCCTAACCACCAGCAAGCAACGTAAAGCATACCGTATGGTAAAGACCCGTAGTGATTAAGATCGTCTGCGTAGAATCCAGAGTATTGGATTCGTAAGCATCCTTCTAAGAAGAATACACATCTTGCCCAGTCTTTCTTGTCAAAGTAATACCTACCTAGTTTGATTAATGGTTCTCTCTTGTTAGAGAATTCAATGTATGCTTTCAGATACGATTGTATAGCTTTCGAATCTTTACCTAACATCATATAGCAGTCTCCTATAAAGATTAAGGACTGACTTCTTTCTGCATCCCACTGTCCAATCGTAAGATGTCTTTCGAATTCTTCTATTGCTGAATGTAAGAATCCTCTGTACATTAACTCTCTAGCAAAGTAATGACTGTTTCTGTCTTTCTTAGGATTCTCGTAACAATCAATTGCTAGACCTATTAGATAACCTTTCCTGTCTGTAGATTCGTTCTGATAATGCTCGATCTTAAAGATGTTCTCTGGTAAGAAGATTCTGTTAGCATTACCTACTAGTACTTCGTGAATGATACCTTCCCAATGCATTACAGTTCTATCGTAGAACTTGCACTGTACAAACTTAATTGTTTCTTCACCATTCGGTCCGTGTGCAAATACGAAGTTAAACTCTAATTGATTGTAACCTTGTTTAATCTTATGTTGTACTGCATCAATATCTAGTTTAGTAAAGATCTCGTCACAGTCAGGCATACTTACCATATCGTTTGATGCTAGACTTGCACAGTAGTTTCTAGCAGATGCAAAGTCGAAGTTCTTATCTCCTGCGTGTACGATACTCTTACCAGTATCTATACAGAACTTATCGTTAATGTTATCTGCTAGATCTTTACTAACTACTCTTACGAATTTATCTCCTACTTCTTCTACTTTGCATCCCCAGTCTCTCGCTACTTTAGCTGTAAGATCAGTAGATCCAGTATCTAGAAGTACTACTTCACCTCCTCTTTGTTTAAACTCTTCTAGAGTATGTAATAATCTGGGCAGAGTCTTCTCTTCGTTTCTTGCAATTAAGCAAATTGAAAAGTTTATCATATAATATATATTAATTAATCAGTTGTCCGTAATGCCCGAGACACCCTTGCCCCACTTTTTGGTGATTATTTATAAAATCGACCATGTCGTTAACAAACTCTACATCACTATTGTTTTCAATTTCCTTAGCAATGTCTACCAATGCTTGATGCAAAATCTTTGATTGTCTCTTGTTTGGTGCACTCATATATTTATTTCTTAATACTCTTTAAAAGAGAGATGGCTTTATTAACTTCTTCGTCTGCTTTCTGGCAAGACATACTTCTTAAAAGAGTTGGCTCTAAAATATTAATCACATCGCCAATAACATCTTCCTCTTCTTGCTCTTGGTTGTGAGCATCTATTAGTTCATTAATCTTGTTATAGGCAACGCTAATAGCTCTAATAATATCTATTGGTTCTCCATCTAACTTCTCGATTTTCATATGTTTTCTTTAGTTAGTTAAGTGAGCTGAATAGAAGAATCGAACTTCTACCTATACGTTACAAATGTATTATTCTACCGTTAAACTAATTCAGCTAGAGGAGAAAGTCTCCTCTATATTAACAAGCTTTCTTCGATTTCTTCATTGTTACAGCAATGCTTCCTGTAGCTTTCATTGCCTTTGTTGGTTTCTTAGATACCTTTGAAACCTTAGTTACTTTCTTCACCATAAATCTTATAGCAATACGTAGCAATAAGTACAGCATCTGCCATACCATCGCTCTCTACTTTGCTTTTCTTAGATTTCTTAAAATCAAAACTTGGATATAATTCCTGAGCAACTTTGACGGAATCGGCCTTTAGTTGTTTCCGTCTGTGTCGTCTCAGTTTTGATGCAACGAATGTTCTTTCAGTGATCATCTCATCTTGCCAGTCTTTGCATTTTACTAGCTTAAGTTTATGTTCTGGAAAATGAATCGCAAGAAGAGCAAGTATGATACCGTGACTCTTACCGTTATTAAATGTACTTGAAACGTGTTGACCTGGCATCAGTAATGGTTCTTCGATTGCTATTGCACTTAATTCAAACTTCTTTAATTCACTAAGCCCCTTTGATAATGCATTGATATCTGTAACACTTAATTTTCTTCCACTCTTAGATAACTCCTTTACAGATGGAAAGACGAAGCATCTAACTAAGACACCATCATCTGTAACGATAGCACATGCACCTTTAATACCAGGGTCGATTCCCATGAAGTACATATTATTCTACGATTAGCCAATCTACTAAAGCCATGATTCTTGGTTCTAGTTTAGCATCACCAAACTCTGCAAGTTTGATTGGTACAATCTTAACGAGATTCTTTTGATCAAGTAGTAGATTAATTTCTTCTTGTGCTTTCTTTTCGTTCTCTCCTTCGAAAGAATATGTATTCTTCTCTGCATCTAAAGTACCGAGTTCATTTAGAATTGCCTGTCTCTTCTCGTAGAAGTCTGTAGTAATAACATCTAGCCTCTTAATAACTGTAGAGATCTTGAAGCTAAGAATTACTGGAAATAACATTCTAGATAATTCTTGAAGAGGACCATTAGATGTAATGATCTGACTAGTAGTTAATACGATCTCTTTGTTAGAATGAGCTATGATGTCTTTAGCTCTCATTTGTTTTCCTTGCATACTCTTTGTTTCCTAACTCTACGAACTTCAACTAAGTATTCTGACCAATCAACTTCTGGGAATGCTACTTCAAGAACTCTTTGCATCATAGCAAAGACTTTAACGTTCCAGTAGTAAACTCTATCATATTCTCCTTCAGAGACTTGGTAGACACTAGCAGCTTGTAGTTTAGGATATTGGTTAATTATAATGTATTTAACGTAGCATCCTTTCTCCCAAGAATTAGAACCATTCTCTTTGATTCCATTTTCCTTAAGATAGTTTGCAACCTTGATGTGAGCAAGTACAGAAGGAAGTAAGATCTGGTTACCAGCTTCGTCAAGAAGAGGTTCTTTTGTTTTCTTATCTTTAGCTTTCTTTTGATACTCGTCTACGTGTTTAGATAACTTGATTTGAAGCATAACTTCTTCTTTTGTCATCTTACCTTCTAGAACGTAATCTTTTAGTTCTTCAACCCATTCGATAATTTGAGAAGATGTATATTTCTTCAAAAGAAGTAAGTCTAGAAGTTCTGTTTGTTTCTTTGCAGAGAAAGGTAATGTTTCTCTTCGTCTTGCTTCGAGTCCTACGATCTTTAACTTTCCGTGTTCGTTCTTGACATACTTCTTCTTACCCATAAGAAGAAACGAATCATAGACGGCTTCAACTTTAAGATCCATATGAGAATCGTGTATCCTAAAATGTTTGAACAAGTGGTAAGCAATAAACGAATTAATCTGCTCATGAATAGTATCTGCATCGATAGGTCTTTCCGATGTGACGAATACCGAGTCTGTGTCTCCATATAAGACTTGAATGTCCTTCGCCTCACACCAGTGTTCGACAAGGTGAAGCATATAGTGACCAGAAAGAGTAATTGCTTCCGCCATTTCTTTTCTGTAGTATCTAGTAAAGCTTGCACCGAGAATTCCATAGAACGAATTCGAGATCGTTTTGAAAGCATATTGTTTGAAGTAAGCTACCTCGTATTCCTTAGTACCCTCCTTTAATGATTTAAGTAGACCATTTCTGATCTCGTTTCTAGCGTCAAGTAACCCTCCGATAACTCTTGGGATAATACCTTTAGTTCGTAAGAAGACTTGATTGTTCGGAGTAAAGAGATATTTATCTTCGTCGTACTTAGTATTCTTAGCTCTTTCTGAATCCCAAGTCTCTGGTGAGATATTGAAAGTCTGAATGATCGAAGGATACAAAGAAGTAAAGTCGAAGTGAAGTACGTTATAGTGAATACCTTTAACAGGTTCTAGAACTAAACCTCCAACGTATCCTGCTTTCTTGTTAGGATCAAAATCATTCTCTTCTCTTGGTGGCTTAGATCTAAACCTAACACCAGATCCTACTGCACTCTTTAGAATGTAGATATCTAGGATACGAGAGACACTGAATTCGTTTAGGAAACAACCAGATACTAAATGTTCAGCAACTTTCTGACCTACGATCTTTAGTTTATCTTCTAACTTCTTTAGCAGTATACAATCTTGAATATTGTATTCCTTAAGCTTTTCTGGATTCTTAGTAAAGAGTTCCCAGATTGTTTCAGTATGCTCGATCTTTGTTTCACCAGCTAGAAAATGTGTTGATACAGCTTTCAACGAGAATGATCTTACCTCTTTGATCAAGTCAATGTTTCTCTTATGGATTTCCATTAACTTCTGCATCATGTCTACCTGAACTATCTGCCTCCAATTAAACCACGGTATTTCGCTTTTATACTTATCTGCTCGTGCTTTAATATACGGGATGTCAAACTTCTCAGAATTCCATCCGGTGATGAGATCGTAATGTACAACTTTCTGAAAGAATTTCCGTAAGATCTCCTTCTCATCTGGATCTGACCAATAGAACGTATGACCTTCGTCATCGACCGCAGCAATTGATACAATTCTTCTTGCACCAATAACGATTCCTTTACCCCTATCGTCAGTTTCGATATCAAAGTAAAGTATTCGATACTCGCTTGCAACTTTAATCTGAAGATCAATAACGAGTCTTTGATACGACGTAAGATCTGCTTCATATGTTTCTATCTTAGCACTTTTGAAACTAGCAAGAACATCTTTCTTGTCATCGTCTCTATAGTTTCGATTAGATGTTTTAACAAATACCTTAACGTAGATACCTTCTTCTTCGAGCTTTTGTATCTTCTTCCTTGTCTTTAAGATTCTAAAGAGATCTTTGTTTTTTAGTACATCTCTCTTTAAGATACAAAAGTAATACGGGAAGTCTTTGATCTCGTAATAGATTCGAGCATCGTTCTCTCTTGCAATCATTGTTACTGTCTGTTCGTTGTCATATCCGATAACGAACTCTTTCTTTGAATGAAGATCTTTGAAATCTTCGTAAGAAATTGTGATATTTTCGACCATATGAATCTTCGTTTATTAACTCTCATTGTAGAGCATCCCCAACACATGTCTATGATCTTGTTTGTTCTCTCCCATTTGTGCGTGTGCATATTAGTAGTTTTTAAGCTTCTCCCAATCTCTCTTGTATACGTGCAGACTAGATACGAACATAAAGAACTTACCTGGTTCTATCATCAGCATCTTAGCGATATGCTTTCTAAGTTCGTCAGCAAGCCAGATGTCATTCTGGAAGTGAGTAGCAAAGTCAGAAGATCTCATTACGTAGATAACATCTAACTTACCGTCTCTTATCATAAAATGATAGAACATAGAGCAAGGTATTCGATTCTTACCCATCGATGAAGTATCTCTTGCTCTGTCATGTACTTCTATGATCGCTTGACGAGTGTCTGGATTCTTTCTTAGTTCTGCAATGATTGGAGAGATCTGCCACTGGATTCTTTCGTTGTAAGTATAATCGAATACATCAACTGATTGCTGAAGAGATGGATTATATTTATCAACTAGGAATTCATCCCAGACTTCAGGTCTTAGCTTGTATGCATTACCTGGATTCATAAAGTCTGATTGAATTCTTTCTTTGAACTCAGCATTGCACCATTCTAAAGTAACTCCTGGCATCTGGTCTTTGTTACCCATATTGATAACACAGAATTCAAATGCTTGGATCTCCTTAGTAAGAAAGTCTGGATCGTCTTTGATGTCCTTGTTCTGATACGTTTGCGTATGTACTTCTGTAGAACACTTTTTAAGTTCTCTCCCGATGTCTGTAATAGCTTCTACAGGATCTAAGTATATTCTCATACTATTTCCTTTTGTTAGAGAATAAGATTGGAAGATCTGAAAAATCAGTAGTTCTTTTCTTCCTTAAATACTCTCTCTCTAAGAAATTAGGCTTTCCAATTGTGAGAGTACACTCGAACTTCTCTTTAGCGAACCCGTTCTTATACGCTTTACGAGTTAACCTGATTCTTTCCTTCTTCGAAAAGAATCCAGTTATACTGTGCATAGTATTTGATGCACGTAACATTTGAACACAAGAGAGAATTGCTTTCTCTTGTTTATCAGTTAATTGAATCATATCAATATTTTGAACGAACACGTTCATGATTAACAGCAATCTTCTTTAAGACTGTTGTAGTCAATAGCTTCGGATCAATACCGGAAGCTAGACATAAATTAATAAAGTAGATTTGTATATCAGCAACCTCGTCGAGATATTCGTTAAGATCTGTTAGATACTTAGATTGTCTCCAAGTCTTAGCATTCCTTAAAGCAACTACTGCTTCGTTAATCTCTTGAACCATTCTCCAGAGTATGCGATCATTAATATGCTGGCAGACCTCTGGATGATGTAGATTCTCAAGTTTACCAAATGCTAGTCTTTCTGGAATACCTTCTACAAGAGCAAACTTCTTCTCTACTTCTGTTTGCTTTTCAAACATCTGTTCTAGGAGATCTTTACCTTGTTCGATTGCAACATTTTGATTAGAGATATCCATAGTAGTTACCTACTTCTTCTAGCTGTCCAGAAGTGTAGATTATTAAGTTGAATTACTAATTGAGAAAGCATTCTTTGTCTGTCGTGAGAACCATCAATGTATACGAAAGAAAGTTTACTCTTCTTGAAGTATTCTTCGTACTTCTTTGCAATAAGTTCGATCTCCTTTTCTTTGACGTATTCTTCTTTGTCAGTCTTAAATCTTTCTTTGACTGTTTCTAATGGAGCATCGACATAAACTACAACGACATAGTGCTTATTTAATTCCTCCCATTTAAGCCAGAAGTTCTTTGAAGGTTTGTATCCTCTTTTTACTTCTGCGTAAGCAATTTCTGTTATATGAGAACGATCAAAGATTAGATCTTGTTTTCCAACTCTTGCTGCTTCGTAAGCACCAAAGTAAGTACCATTTACAAAACCTCTGTCGTACATCTTATCAGTAGGCTTAATAGGATTCTTAAATACATCGATACCAGAAAGATCAACGAAGTTCTTGATAAGTGTAGTCTTGCCACTTTTGTCTAAACCTTCAAACAAGAATAACATATTATTTCTTAGCAAATAAGTCTTCGTCTTCCTCTTCGTCTTCTTCCTCGTCATCTTCTTCGTCTTCCTCTTCTTCCTCTTCGACTACTTTCTTAGCTTTCTTTACTTTCTTAACAACAACTTCTTCTTCCTCTTCTTCGTCTTCCTCTTCGTCTTCGTCGACATCCTTAGGCATAGATGCAACCTTTAAGACTTTGACAGAAAAGTCAGTCTTCTGTCCTTCACCAAGTTTAGTGATTTGAACTTTACTTCCTGGAATAACACTCGCCATCTTAGCTCCGAATTTCTTAGCACCAGTTCCAAGTTGTTTCTCTTCACCGTTCTCGTTCTTAAAGAGATAGACAGGTTTAATCTTATCGTATTTCTCGTCTTTCTCTGCTCTCCAAGTTAAGTAAGTGCCGACGAATGAATCACCGACATCTAACTTCAAATACTTACCATTACCTTTAGTAAGTTTTAGAAGTCTCTTGTCTACGTATTTTTCTGACATAGTTTTGTTGTACTAGTTCTCTTCGAACTGAGTAGTCATTAAATTAAAATTAAGATTTAATCTGCCAGTCTCGCCTTTGCGATTCTTAGCTACGATTATGTTTGTTTTATCCTTATCATCTCCGTCTGGTTTACGATGTAGAAGGATAACTACATCAGCATCCTGTTCTAGATTACCTGAATCTCTTAAGTCAGCAAGTCTTGGTTCTCTAACTCTACCTCCTTCTTCTGATTTACGATTTAATTGAGTAGGACATAATACAGGAATCATTGTAGCTCTTGCTAGTGATTTAAGATTCCGAGAGATACCACCAACTCTGTTTGTATCGCTTCCGTTCTTAGTACCTTTATCACTTAAGAACTGTAAGTAGTCAACTACAATCAAATCGATCTCTTTATCCATTAACCTAGATTCTACGATCTTTACAATATCTTTAGATGTTGCACGAGATAGTTCAGCTACTGCAATTTTCATCTTAGAAAGATTTTCGTATCCTTCTGCTATTTTCTTCTTGCTAGCAGTCCCATTGATAATAGATGTACAAGGTACTCCCGTATCAAATGAGAGTAATCTTTCGTATAAGTCTAACGATGTCATTTCAATCGAGAAGAATAATACTTTCTTACCTGCTTTAGCTGCATTGTAAGCAACAGATAAAGCAAACGAAGATTTACCAACAGATGGTCTTGCACCGACTAGAACTAAGTCACCTGGTCTAAATCCACCATTGAGGTATGAATCTAGAACAGAGAATCCTGTTGGTACAACTTTGATTTTCTCTTCCTTCTTGCTCTCTTTATGCCTAGATGCAAGATTTTTTAGATCTAAGATTTCTTTCTCAGTATCATTTTGAGAGAATAATACTCTACCACAGATACTGTCGAATGTTAATCTTAGTTCGTCTTCTTCTAAAGGAGGTTTGTTATATGTATTCCAATCTCTTACTGCTGGCCATGCAATATATTCCCACATAGACATCGGAGTCTTTGTTAGAATCATACCGCATACTTTAGCAGCAGTTTCATTTCTTCTACCAGATGGTGCTCCTTTCATTAACTCTGGCCAATCGTTTTTCTTTTGTTTTAGAATCTGTGTTAGGAAAAGATGTTCTGGAAATTGAGCTATCTTCTTTCTACTAGAGTATTCGTAATTCTTTCCAGACTTATGTAACGATGGTGGAGCTATACAATAACCAGAATCGTTTCTGATGTCTGTTAGTTCCTTGATCCTTACTGCGTTCTTGAATTTGTCAGAGTACCTATAATAGAAGTGATAGCCTCCTCCTCCAGTTTTAACAGTAAGAGTTTCAGGAAGGTAGTTTGTAATACCACCTTCTTCGATATCAACTACTGTTAAGTCTGAGATCTTCCCTGTTACGATAGCTAAGTTTGCTTCTGGATATTTCTCCCACCATTTCTTGATCTCTTTCCTTGTAGCAATTCTTTCAGTGAATTCTTTCCAAGCGAATAGTGGTTTCTTGTCTTGTCCTACTGGTATTACTGAGATACCTTGTTCTCTAAGTCTTAGAGCTGCTTTCTTGCATTTGTTTGCCATCTTTTTTAGTGATAGTAACTTTCTGGCTCTCAGCAAACTTTACTAGTTCTTTGCCTTGAATGAAATACTTCTTCTTCTCTTTGTCTCCTCTTGCTACGACACTTATTTGTCCAGAGTGTATGATCTTATAAAGAACACCCAATGACTTGAACGGAGAATAACCTTGTCTAGCTAATTGAACGACTTGAGTAGTAGTATACCATTTTTCAAGATCAAAGATAATATCTTCTCTCATATTAAACTTTGAGCATCTCTTCGTACAAAGTACAATCGCAGAAGTATTCATTTTCGTTATGTCTCTCGTAATATTTCTTATCCTGTATCTTAAAGACAACAGCTTGAAGCGATGCAAGTAAGTCTGAGACTTGCTTCATCGTTCTCTGTGTTTCTAAGATCTGAATAGGTACCTTCTTGATACCTTTACGGAAGACAATATAAACGAATCCTGCTGGGAGTTTCCCTCTTTCGATTAAATGCCATAAATAATAAAACGTTGGCTGATCAGAAGTATCTACCATTTCCTGTGAATACTTCTTTGAACTTGTTTTGTAATCACCTATCTTACCGTTATCTGTAACGAAGTCAACGAATCCTTTGATTGGTGGCAAGTTCAATTTTTGTTTAGTAAGAGGGTCTTGATCGACTCGAAGATCGAATGGAACTTCGTGCTCTGTAATTTTAAAGCCTTGCTCTTTAAGCATTTCTGCTTTGTTCTCAGACCAATACTTTAATAATCGTAAAGCTTCTTCCTTCTCCATTGCGTACTTCTCAACACTCACTTGCTTAACTTTATCTTTTGTGAATTCTTTTTCGAACACATTCACGATGTTTGCTTTATCTCTTTCTGATTGTTCTAATGCACTATGAAATGCTTTACCAAGTACCAATTGAATTGGATCGTCTGGTAATTTCAAGTACATGATACGTCTGTAGAAATAAAGAAGTGGACATTTTAAATAATCTCTATAGGCGCTGTAAGAGATTGACTTCGGATGCATCTTAATGTGCAAGCTAAGAAGCAATAGCCTCTTTGCGTTTTAGATAGTACGCAGAAAGGTATTCCTTTTGAGTTGACGAGAAATTCTTCGAATTCTCTTTGATACTAGTGACAGCAGCCTTCAAGTCACTCGTAGTCTTAGCCATCGTCAGATCATTAACGAAAGATTGAATCTCTTCGAACTCTTCTTGTTCGACTTTAACACCAACATCTAGTATTTTCTTTTTCTTAGTAGGTTTTACTTCTTCTGCTTGTACTTCTGCTTCTTCTGCATCAAATGCATCGATAGTCTTTTGTACCTCTGCGATACAAATATTATCTAGCTTACCAGATAAGACTTCAATGTCTGTACCTGTTCCAGTGACTGAGCAAAAGATGTCAGCAGTTTCGTATTGTTTCCCACCGTGTGCAGCCATGTTAAGCTTTCTAGCAAATGAACGAGTAACTGTAAAGACATCGTTTGACTCTACATTCTCGTCATTAGCTACAGCTTTCTTTTTCTTTGCCATAGTATTATAAGTTAATTAGTTAGATAGAACTACTCTTAGTTCTTTTTCATGTAATAGGCACTGAACTGAGTGCTTCTTATTTTCGTAGACTTTTTGGATTACTAAGTCAGCACATGTTGCGTCTTCTTCTAGAAATGCCTTGATACCAGCTTCTAAGAATTTATCATCTACTTTCTCTATAAAGAATTCTTGCAACTTGAACGAACCTTTCCTAGTATGTTGTACACCAGTAACCCTAAACTCTTTCGGGGATAAAACTAGACTTGTCGGGTTGTTGAAAATACGCGAGAGAATTTTTGTAACGATAGATCGCTTGTTCATAGTTATCCAGACCAGATACGTAGAAATTCATTTCACCAAGATATCTTTTGTATTCTCCGATATATCCAGCTGTACCGTAGACAGAATAGACTTCTATCAATAGTGCAGCGTTGATGATATCTTTGATCTTGAGCAGTTCGAAGAAAATCTCGTCGTGAATGAACTGCCTCTTCAGATATTTAATTTTGATCAACGGTAAGATTGCTTCGAATTCGTCTTGTCCTTTAGCTTGCACTTGAGCTTTAACTCTTAGCTCGTAATGCTTATATGCTAATGTAACTTTCTTACGAACGTTTCTCCGCATCCTTATCATCGTTGTTTCTTCTCGTACCCCTGCCATGTTATTTCTTTTTCTTAATAACTATCTTAGTCTTTCCTTCTTTCTTTTTCTTAGGGTACCTTGCTAAGCTTAGCTTCTGAAGTGCTCTACGTAGATTACGAATACACTTCTTATTAGCTACTTCAGCATCGAATACTCCAAGCGCATCTCCAACCTCATCGAGGAGATCTTGAGTAACTGTTCCAAGCACTCTAGGTGTTCTCTCTTTCTTTTCTCTCTTTGACTTCGATCTAGTTTTCTTACGTTCAGCAAGTTCATCCTCTGGAAAGATACCTACGTGGTCTTTAGTTCTTTCCTTAGCATGTTTGATTTGCTGTTCAGTGATATCAAGAATTGGAGTGTCAGAAGTTTCTTCTACTTCTTCGACTTCCTCTTCTTCGATTTCATCTTCGAATAAGTCAGCTTTGTTTGACATATGTTATAGCATGATTAACACTCCTACTAATACACCAAGGATGTATGCTAGGAGAATGAGTAAAGCATTAAATTCGAATCTCATAGAAATTACTTAGAATGTAACTTCTCTGGGAGTTCTTTAGCAACCTTGACTTTCTTTGACTTACGTAACTCCTTTTTAGAAAGTTTCTTGCTAGGAGTCTTAGCAACTTCCTTAGCATGTTTGTCGATTGCTTTCTTCACAGCTTTCTTATTCACTTTGATCTCTTTCTTAGAAGCTGCTTTAACTTCTACCTTGACTGCTGATAAAGATTTCTTGAACGAATCACCTTCTGTAATTCGTAATGTAGCTTTATCAGATGACTTACGTCTGATACGACGTAATGCCATACGACTTTCACTTTCTCGAACGAGTTCATCGTTCTTGTTCACTAAGTAGAACATACTCTGTTGTTTCTCTGTTAGACTTACAGACTAACGAGATAACGATTAGTTAATTATTTCTTCTTTTGTTCAATCTTTGTAGCAACGTATTTTGTACGTATTGCTGATTCACCGAATACATTACGTGCAATGTACTCCTCTTCAGTTATCTTTATTCCTAGATATGCTAAGACAGCTGATAACTGTTTCTCTGTCTTATTATCGTTCTCGTGAATCTTGTCTCGTAAGAGATCTAATTTGTGTAGAATCTCTTTTGTTCTTGTAAACATAGTTTTGATAGCCCTAAGGCTTTAATTGTAATGTATCGTATTGTTCTGTATAGATACATTATAATACGATTAGATAGAAATGTAAATAGATTATGTTTGTTACTGTTTAGATAGTTATTAACATGCGATCTTTTATCGTAGCATTAAAGATGGAGTATCGTAATGGTGTCTATACTGCCATCCACATCTACAGCAATCGCATTCGTGTACTAAGCATTCTTGCATCTTGACTTCTCGTATCTTGCTAGTACCCTTAATCTGTACGTAACGTATCTTGTCTCTCATAACACATCCTTTCCTAGTATGGTGATAGAACTGACTAGTATTCTCTAAGTCTCTTGCTTTACTTAACTGTTCATCAGAGACAGATACAGTATCATTACCGAACTTAGGAGTAGGTTCCTTAGCTCCTATGAACATCTTCTTCTTTTTCTTGCTCTTCATGTTATTTACGTATTAGCCAGAGAGTTCTAAGAACAAGTCTCAGTGCTTCTCTAGAAGTAATTGATGTCCTAAACAGTCCTCTGATATCATCACTAAGGTAGAACTTCCTTCTGAGACGATTATGATGTAATTGTCTCTTAATAGGATTTCCTAGTTTATCGAATGTTAGAACGTTAGCATACCTACCGTTTCTAACTGTTTTTAGTACTTTATGCATATTGTAAGAATTATTGAACCATTGGTATTAAAAATTTCAGCTGTTTATTCTGCATATAAGCTGCCATATTGGCTCGTAAATATAAAAGATGATAGTATACTTAACTATCCTATTTTGGATTGGTTAGGCTGTCAATTTAGCTCTTCGTTTCTTAGCGTATTCTTTAGCATACGCTTTCTGATACTCTGCTAGTTCTTTACCCATCAATTGTATCTTACGTTTCTTAGAGTCTGCACGTAACTTTCTGAAACGTGCTTTATCAGCGAAGTATCTCTTCTTAAAGTTCTCAGATGCTTGAACGATAAATCGTAATCTGTATTCTTTGTTTGTATGATATGCAACTGTAACGTAAGAACAATCAAAGATTTTAGCTATCTTAGCAAGAGTATGCCCGTGCTTACGTAGTTCTCTCATCTCTGACTTCTGTGCTTCAGAGAATCTTCTGTTTAAGCAGAGATGCTTTGGTGTTCTAGGAAATTTAATCGTTGTCATAAATTTTTCTTGTTAGTTTCAAAATAGATTTGATATCTTTTAACCAACACCATTGAAGACAGTTACCACATTTTACTATTCGATGATGTGAGTCCTCTTGAGATGTAACGAAGAGAGTATGTTCTCCGCATCTGTTACATCGATACTTACGTAAATCAATATTGTTCATAGAGATGACATTAGTCTAACGATTCGTTTTACTTCTGTGAGTATTCTTGACTTAGCTAATTGAAGTTCTTCTTCAGTGTCTTCTGTCATCAATAACTTAAGTTCAACTTCTTCTTCGAGTCTATCGTCTAGAAGCATTTGCATCGTTGCCACTAAGTTGTCTGCTACTTTAAGGCATGCAACTTCTTGCTCTGGAGAGAGTACATGCTCTCTGTGAGGTATTAGGTATTTGATGTTTGTCATAAGAGTCGTTGATGTTCTGCGAGGTAGAGTAAGAACTTCCAAGCTAGAATCGTTAAGATTAAAAGAAGAATGACTTCAATTGTGAAATGTTTAAATCTTTGTTTCATAATAGTTTTCATTCTGCTATGCTTTAACTCCGTAAGAGGATTCGAAGTCTTCGAAACTGTCCCATAGATAATCACTATCGTGGTCAGTAACATTTAAGCAAGACGAATCGATCTCATATGCTTGCTTAGAGAGAATGTACTTCTCAACTCCTATTCCTAAGACTCTTCGATACTTACCACAATTGTTGCGATATGTTTCTCCTACCTTGTACTTAGCAGTTGTCTGCTCTGCAAAAATCTTTGCAAAGAATTCTTTTATCATACGATTGTTTCTTAGCCTTCTTCGTTACATTTGCAAATACCATCTGTATCGATTGTACTCTTGCAAAGTAAACAAGAAGAATTAGTTAATAATAGGTTTGTAAATTCATCGATGTCCATTGCATCTGCAAAGTCATCTCCGTTATGTAGACAGAGTAATGAACTCTCTGTCTTTAATGCTAATACGTTCATCTTAGTCTCATTACAACGTACTATCATCAATTCGTGCATTCTGTTCGATTCTATGAATGCTCTAGCGATGTCATTGTGCATATTATTGTAACTGTGCTTGCAAATAATGTCTATATGCATTAACAGTTGATTTGATATTTGTAAAGTCTAAATTCTTTGCTTTGCTCTTAGCATAGTTTGGGAATGGTGTTCGTTTACTAAATGGTATGCGTTCGTATATTTCAAATCTACAGTATAAGTTATTGTATGCACTACCTTCAATCGGGAAGTGAGAGCGTGGGTATTGTAACCTCCAAGAGATGTTCTCGAGGAATATACAAAACCATTCGAGATTTGATGCAGATGTCAATAACCATTCTTGAAATACCTTCGGGAAGTTACGTTGCATGTAGTATCTACCGTCTTTAGTCTTCGGACGTGGCTCTGTAAGTATCCCTAGACTGATACAGCAATTGTTTAGTAACTGTATTCCTTCTAGCAATTGTTTCTGTGCTCTACGTTTGTCTAAATGACAGAGCATCTTAGCTGCATGCTCTGGATTGTTATGTAAAAAGAATATCTGCATATTAGTTCAGAGATTTGACATACTTCTTTGCAATACGTCGTATCTTTGTTAGGAAGTCTAGTAGTTCTTCTTCACTCATAGACCAGTTAAGTACTAAGTCTGCTGCTATCTCGTAGACATCAATATCGTAGAGTTCTAGTACTATATCAGCTGGTAAGTTACTAGTTTCTGATATAATACGTTCTTGAAGTGCTACTATGTCTAGTTTTGTTTTCTTATTAGGCATATTATTATCAATTACTAAATAGAGTTTCAGATACTGTACGTCCTGGTTTCTCTATTAGTTTCTTCTTATTCTTCTTACTAGTATTCTTGTTCTTACTAGTAGTCTTACTAGTACTAGTATTCTTTGCACTACTTGTTCTCTTACTAGTAGTATCCTTGGTCATACTAGTAGGAGTACTAGTATTCTCTCTCTTCTTCTTATAAAGATTCGTAGCTTCTTTGTAGTCTTCTCCTTCTAGTATGATATAGCTCTTAGCTATCATGTACTCTTCTCTATACTCTCTTCTAGCTCTTATACGTAGTCTTCTTCTATTCTCTTCTTCTACTATGCTCTTCATAGTACTCTTCTCTACTAAGTAGTTCATATACTTGTATGCTAGTAGTAGATAGCTTAGATACTATACTGTACTACTATGCATCTTAAAGTTCGTATCTATACTAGTACTAGTACTAGCTAGTATAGATACGTATCCTAAGCTTCTTAAAGTTCGTATCTATACGTATCTATACTAGTAGTATCCTAAGCTAGTCTGGTTGCACTTCTCTGAACTCTATACCGAATGCTTCCTTCATAGTGAACATCTCTCTAGCAGAGACTGTCTTCTTGTTCGTTAGAGATTCGATGAGTAATGCAATCTTATCATCTTTGATGAACATATACGTAGTACCGTAAACGTTCTTTCTGTAATACTCGATAATCATATTGTTAATGTTAAAGCTCAATCATATTCGTACAGTGTAATATGCTGTAATGTTAAACCATTTCTAATCTAATTCGTATCTTATTGATGAGTTGTAGCATCTTGATACGTTATAGAAGAGTAAGAGTTTATGTGTACATATTGTTATGTACGAATATGATGTGAGTTGTTAATGAATGTTTGTAAGTATGCTTTCACTATATCACGAAACTATTTATTTGTAAATGAAGCAAGTAAACATTGCTCGAAACAGAGTTATTAACAGGTACGTAAAAAGAATAGGTATCGAAATGTGCAAAGTTATTAACAGGTATGTAACACGATACGTCTCGTAGAAATGTAATGCACGTGTACGTGTATGTATGCGCACGTTGTAGTATGGAAGGTAATGTTTTGCTACGTTATATTTATTCTGTGCTGTGTTGGAGAACGAATACATACCCTCACTTCGAGGAGGACACAACTATTAAAACCTTCATAGTAAATCTATAGAAAATATACAAACTATCGACTCATCCTCAATCCCCAACCCAAGTGTAATCCTGCAAAACATATATTTTTCCTGCAGTAAACTATCGATCATTTACAGAAAGACCTAAAAGTATTATAATTCAAATTGATAAAACATAAGCATATGCCTGGATCTCCAACGATCTTCAATACTGGAAAGAGAGAAGTAGTAGCAAAGAGACTTGATAAATACTTTGAACTCTGTAAGAAAGCAAAGAAAGTTCCATCACTAACTGGTCTTGCTCTCTATCTCGGTACTACTAGAATGGCTTTAACAGAATACAGTAAGACAGATGAATACGGAGATCTAGTGATACAAGCTAAGTTACGATGTGAGAATGTACTAGAAGAACGAATGATCAATGGCACTCCACCTACCGGAATCATATTTATCCTAAAGAATAATTACGGCTGGAAAGATAAAGTTGAAGTTGATCAGACTATCAACGGTACTATCTCTCTGGCTTCTTTATTTGATCAAGCATCTAAAGTACGTCAATTACAAAACACAAGTAACGTTATTGATGCAGAAGTAGTAGAGCAACCTGCATTGATAGATGAACATACTGGTTCATTACCAGAAGAACTATTTTAATACACATAATCAATTCTCTATGCCTTACGCAAATGCAAACAGCGAGATGTTAACCTACGAGAAGGATACATCTGGCTTAATCAAAGCTGCTACCATTCCCAATGGTACTCCAGTTACAACTGCATCGATGTTCGCACCTGGTGCATTAGTCACTTCTCTCGAAGATTCTAAGATCTATCGTAACAGTGGTACTACTGCTGTTCCAGTCTGGGATTCAATCTCTGCAATCACTTCAGACGAGATCGACACTGGATTGATCAGAGTCTTACAAGTTTCATTAACAGCTGCTCAGATCAACGGGATGGCAGCTGCTCCTGTTGAAATCATTCCTGCTGTTGCTGGTAAAGCAATCATCTTAGACGATGTTGTTTTAGATCTCACTGGTACAGCTACTCAATTCGCTAACGGTGGTGTCGTTAATCTCCAATACAAAAACACAGCTACAGGTGCTGGTACAACATTGCATGCAGATATTGCTGCTTCTGTCGTTACCGGTGCTACAGCTAGAGTTCTAACAAAACGAATTGCTAAAGATCTTTCAGCGATAGCTACTGCTGACATCACAGGAGTCGGTGTCTTCATCTCGAATAAGACAGCAGCATTTGATACAGGTACAGGTACAGCAGTCGTTACAGTTCGATATCACTTAGTGTAATTTTAATTAATTTTCAGTGAAGGGAGACTCTTCCCAATACATTCTGACTTTATGAATGATATAGATTTATTTCTCAAGTGGCAAGAGTCTCCCCTAAAATGGGTTTGTGATATCTTCAAGTTACGACCTCAAGGTGTCAAACCCGAATATCAATTACAATATGATCAAGCAATTAAAGACTGTCGTTTCCAAGATTTTAAGAAAGGTTGGTTCTTACCGTTCACGAAAGGCGAAGAAGTAACATGGCAACAGCTGGCTATACTTCTTTCTGTAGAAGCTGCTATTACAAAGAGATCTCAAAATAGAATATCGATTAGATCTGGTCACGGTATAGGTAAGTCAACGACTCTGTCCTGGTTATTACTCTGGTTCTTGTTCTGCTTCAAAGACGCCCAGATACCATGCACAGCTCCTACCTCTGACCAGATCCACGATATTCTTTGGAAGGAAGTTCAGATCTGGTTGAATAAGATGCCAAAGGAGATCAAGCAACTTTACGACTGGTCATCTGATTACATCAGAATGATCGAATCACCTCAGACTTGGTTTGCTCGAGCACGTACTGCTAGGAAAGAATCACCAGAGGCTCTTGCAGGTATCCACGCTGATCACGTTCTTTACTTAGTCGACGAAGGTTCTGGTGTACCAGATGAGATCTACAATACAGGAGAAGGTGCTCTTACTGGAGGCTTCTTCTTATTCGTTATGATTTCTAACCCGACTAGGTTACTAGGTTACTTTCACGATTCACATACAAAAGACAAAGACAATTGGCAATGCTTAGCTTTCAACTCAGAAGAGAGTCCAATAGTCAACGAGAAATACGTACAACGCATTATTGATAAACATGGCATGAACTCGGACGAATATCTCGTTCGTGTCAAGGGAGAATTTCCAAGAGAAGATTCAATGGATGATGGAGGTTACTTACCACTTCTACTCGAACAAGACTTGCGAATTATTATCGACGGAGAATTCGTTGGTAGAAAAAGATTAGGAGTTGATCCAGCAGGAGAAGGTTCAGATACAACATCTTGGGTAGTTCGAGATAACTATAAAGCTAAGATCGTTGCTAGAGAAAAGATTTCGAATTCAAAGTCTATAGCACAGAAGACAAGAACATTGATGGAACACTACGGAGTTGAACAGGAAGATGTTACAGTCGATAACTTTGGAGAAGGAGCTAACGTTGCTCAAGAGTTAGCTTTAGTTGGTGTCAAAGTAAATGCTTTAAACGTTGGAGAGAGAATCAACAAAGAAGAAGAAGAAGCAGCTAAGACATCTGGAGATAAATTATTTTTAAATAAAAGAGCAGCATCGTACTGGTCACTGAGAAGATGGTTACGTTCAGGTGGTGAACTAGTACAGAATACTGCTTGGAAGGACGAAGCTTTAAATATCAAATACAGAACAGAAGTAAGTGGAAGAATTAAGATCATGAGTAAAAGAGACATGAAGAAACAAGGTATCAAGTCTCCTAACAATCTTGATGCTCTTATGCTTACATTCGTCGATGGAGAATATATCGATGACATTGCATATAACAATGAAGACGAAGATGAAGAATACGAACCGATGTATCCTTCTGTAAATATATAACTATGAAGAAAAATAAACAACAACTAGAAGAAGATCTCTTTGACGACACAGAAACTGTAGACGAAGAAGAAGCATCAGACACTTCAAAGTTGTTTCTTGGTTTGACAGATGAAGAGATTCTATCAAGAATCGAAATAGAATATACAAACGCATACGAATTTCGTAAACCACAAATCGTTGAATGGCATGAGAACGAGAATCTTCTTTATGGTAAGAAACCTAAGACACTCAGTAAGAGATCGAACATCATGGTTCAATTGATGGCAGGATTCGAAGATACTTTACTGTCGAAGATTAAACAACCGATCTACGTTGTCTATACTCCAACAGAAAATGCTGATGTTATTCGAGCACGTAAGGTTACAAATGCTTGGCAACTAGAGAGTTCAGTCTCTCACGAAGACTGGGAATACAAAGATCTATTGGTTAAGAAATTAGCTATGATCTCTGGAAGAGGTATTCTAAAGGTTTATGCTTCTTACCCATACTCACACAGATTAGATCCTATCGATCATTATGATTTCCTAATCGATCCGATGGCTAATGGAATGAGTATCGAATCTGCTAGATACTTAGGACAAGATAACATTATCAAATCTAAGTACGATCTAGAAGAAGGAAGTTACGACCAAGAGAAAGTTAAGGAGTTAATCAATTCATACGCAGAGAACAATACAGAGAAGCCAGATAATATCGATCAACAGAAATCTAACAGGTTCGCTGTTGTAGGTTTAAACTACTCTGACTTCTTTCAAGCTGGAGATTCATCTTACAAGTTACTTGAATGGTATACTACAATTAAAGGTGCACGATGCGTATTCTTACTCGATAGATCTAAAAAGATTATCGTTAAGAAAAATAAACTGGAAGAGATTACAGGAGAACTAGAAAGAGAAGGTAAACCATTCTGGCCTTACGAATCTTGGGCATACTATCCTGACTTGTTTAACTTCTGGAGCCCAGCTCCGATGTCACGAGTCAGAGAGTTATTCATTCTAAGAAATATTTCTCTGAATGAGATGTTCGATAACAATGAAGCAAAGAACAGACCGATGAGAGCATACGACCCGAAGGTCTATACGAATCCTGCTTTGTTATCTTTCCAAGCAGACAGATTAATCCCTGTTGCTTCTGGAAGAGAACCAGAACGAGCATTATACACTCTACCTGTTAATGATATTATTGAACCACAACAGTTCCAGAAGATTCTAGAAGATCTCACTGGAAAGATTACAGGTGTTACAGCATCAGGTGCTGGTCTATCAGATACAGAAAAAGTTGGTATCTACTACGGTGACCAACAAGAGGTTGAGAAGAGAATGACTCTCTTCGAGATTTCTTATAACAGATGCCATTTAAAACTTGGACAGAAATATCTTATCTATCTTTCGGAGAGACTTGATGAAAAGAGTTCGATAAAGATACTCGGAGAAGATGGTGCAGAATACGAAGATCTAACACAAGACGATCTAGCTGAATTCGATATCACTCTTACTGGTGGTCTATCTCAAGCTACTAACGATGCTTTAGAAAAGAAACAGAAGAATGAATTCCTAACAGCACAACTTCAGAATCCTGTCTTCAATAAGAAATTCCAATTAGAACTTGGTATGGCATTAAATGGTTTCAGTCAAGATGATATCAAACGAGCATTGAGTCCAATTGATGTTGACGAGAAACAATCGATTAGAGCTTCTCAAGACATACAAAAGATTCTTCAAGATATTAAGTTCAGACCGTTCCTTAAAGCTGAAGTTACTTACATGCAGAAGATCTTCGATTATGTATACGAGACTGAGTTACCAAAAGAACAAGAAGATAAGATTCTTGCTTACCTACAGATCGTTCAACCAATCGTTCTAAAGAACATGATCAACAAGGCAAGATCTGCGATGGCTCTTAAAGGTATGCTTAAAGTACCAGAAGAATTTGCAAATGATCAAGCACAGGTACCAACAGCAGGAACAGAACCATCACCAGAGAACCCAAATAATCCATTATTAAATTCTCAGCAAGGACTCGATCAACAGAGAGTTCAAGAGATTCCAGCTGAGTCACAAGCATCATATGAGAGGAGCTAATCGAGAAGAACAATTCGAGAACGCAGAAGAAGAATTTTCATCTGCAGAAGATCAAGAGGTTATTAAAGCTAACAAGAGATCTTATATCGATGCAAAGAACTTAGAGGATCTTGCAGTTTCCCCTGGTGGTATTCTATTGATCAAGAGTCTTAAAGAAGAAATCTCTCGAGCAATGTTACTTCTAATTGAAACAAGGAAGGGAAGATACGTTTCAGATATCGAAAGCAATCTTGCTTTATTAAATAAATTAACTAATGCTAAGAACCAGACAGATGCAATAGCGTCCTGGCTAGATTCTTTAGGTTAAACCTATGGCTAAACAAAAAGAAGAGCTCTTCGAAGACGAGATGATAGATCATGTCGTTACTGAAGAGGATCTAATAGTTCACCCAGAACTAAGTGAACAAGGAATCGAAGAAGGTGATACAATTGGTATTCCTAAAGATCACCTTGATCGTTACAATTACGAAACAAAGGAACCAGAAGTAGATGTTGCAGAACAACCAGAAGCACATGTAGAAGCAGAAGCTGAACAAGAAGTTTCACAAGAGGTTACTCCTACACCAGTCGTAGATGCAAGTCTACCAGATTGGATGAAGGCTTAATAATAAACTGGACCGCCACGTCCACTATCTAAACTAGCTTTATGAGGTTGCTACTTTGATAGCAAGCTGTTTAGAGCTTTATCTAAATTTATGCCAGGTAAGTCTGACAACATCGACGAAGACATCTTCGAAGATACAAACGAGGATGCCAATGACTCGGAAAAAACAGAAGGCGAAGATACAGAGGATGATACTTCAGATGACACTCCTCCTGCAAAAGATTCTGCAGAAGAAGATCTAGAATCTTCTACATATCGCCCTTCTGATGGAGAGAAGGAAGAGAAAGGAGAAAAATCAAAAGAGACTGTACCTCTAGATAAGTATCTGAAGGTAAAGAAAGAATTGAAACGACTCCAATCTGAACAAGATTCTCCCCTTAATAATCAAGCATTAGAAGAATTTGCTGAAGAATCTGGTCTCAAGTTAGAAGTTGTAAAAAACTTAGCTAAGATCATTACTTCTCAAGCTACTGCTGAAGCTACACGTGTTGCAGAGGAAAGAGTAAAACCAATCGTTCTCGAAAAGATGTCTAGAACAAATCTGGAGGCATTCGAAAAAGACTTCAATAAGTCTATCGTTGCTAAATATCCAGAACTTGCTTCTAAGATCGATATCTTTAAGAAAGTTGCTTTCTCTAAAGAATTCCTACACCTCAAAAATCTAGAAGAAATCAAGAATGAATTCTTCCCAGATGTAAAAGCTCCCTCTAAGGAAGTTAAGAAAGAAACACCAGAAGGTGGTTCTATCGGAGGTAATAAAGAAAACGAGAAGGTTGATTTTGCTAAGTTGAAAGACAATCCAGAGCAATACGAAAAGGTGCTGAAGGATCCAGTTGCAAGAGAAGCTTATTATTCATGGCTAAATTCTAATGTGTAATAAAACACAGTTATGAGTTTATCACAATTCCGTACAGCGTTTTCCCCAATGTTCCAGGACATCTTGACAAAGAGTTTAATTGGTATGAAAGTTGCCAATACTCGTTTGCAAGCTGAACTCTCTTGGGGTACTACTGTACAACGTAACATCTTGGACATGAGCAATACTCAAGTTCGTGATGTAGTTCGTTATTCTGATCGTACTATTGGTTCTATCTCTGATAGTTCTGAAACGATCGTTGTCAACAAACAGAAAGCTGTTGACTTTGCCTTAGACAACTGGGATCAGCTCCAGATGAAACCTTTACAGGTCGGTGAAAATGCTGGTAAGCAATGTGCTCTTAAGTTACGTCGTTATATCGACGCTGACATCTTGGCTGAGACATTGAACGGTTACGATTCTTTCGATGACGGTGACATTGCTGGTACTGCTGGTAATGCTATCGCTTTGACTACAACTAACATGGCTCAGGTTTTCTCTGAACTCCAAGCTAAGTTGCTAGCAAACAACATCGAAGAGAACGGTGACTTATGTTTGGTTATTGACCCATACGTTGCGTCAATCATCAACCAGACCATTATCGGTAAGGAAATTGCACTTACTGACTTGACCTTAAAGAACGGCTATGCCGGTCCTTTATTGGGCTTCAAGACTTACATCAGCAATAACTTGACCTTCACTGGTATCCTGACCTTGACTGAAATCCCTGTCGATGGTAATACTGTTACTATTGCTGGTGTTACATTCACATTCAAAGATACTCTAGGTGCTTCTGCTGGTAACGTCCATATCGGTAGTAGCGCTGCTGATGCCCAAGCAAACCTGATCTTAGCTGTCAACGGTGGTGCAGTCGGTACAGAATATGTTGCATTGAGTGCTGCAGACAGAGCTAAGTTGACTGACTTACGTGTAGTTGCTACATCAGTCGGTACAACTATGGTGATCAAAGCTACTGGCTCTGGTCGTTTAGCTGTCAGTGAGACTATCACTCATGCTACAGATGTCTGGAGCAAGAAGATGTTGCATTGCTATGCTGGTAAAGCAAAGTCTATCGACGTTGTTGTTCAGCAAGATGTCATGCCAGAACCTCGTAAAGAGGCCAAGCAGAAAACTGTTAACATGCTCACTGATGCATTATACGGTTTGAAGACATTCGCAGACGGTGCTCAGAACTTCCTCGACTTACAGATTGCTATTAGTTAGTCTATTCTGCCCTGACTCTACTCAGGGCAGTATTAGTTTAATTAGTAAGTTATCTCTATGAAAAACATTTTAGAACTACTACGAAACAGAAGGATCTGGGTTTCAATCATTGCTTTAGTAATGTTTGGACTTACGATCACTGGTCATCAACTTGATGTTGATCAAAACACACTTGCAGATCAACTTACTACTGTTGGTTCTGCATTAGCAGATTTAACTATTGCAGTCTTATCTGTCTATTCATTCTTAAAACCTAAAGCATAGAATATGAATGAAGAACAAACTACAAAGACAAATGAGATACAGACAGAGAACATCGTAAAGAAAATTTTAACATCAGAAGTAAAATACTTAATCGGTATTGTTCTCTTCATCTTCGGTGTTGTTACTCCATATAACCAGATTAAGACAGACATTGAATTGATTAAGCAGAATCATCTAGCACATATCGAAACAATGCAAAGAGATATCGAGAGTCAACAGAAAGAATTAAACGATATTAAAGTTACAGAAGTAAAATTGATGGAAGCAATAGCTAAACAATCTGCTCAAATCGATGCTTACTTAAAGAAATAGATATGAAGACATTAACATTCATTAAAGAAACACTACTATGGACAATATTAATCTCAGCATCAGTAAGCCTATTGATAGTATTAGTACTACTAATGTTAGCTTGGCTGGGTTAATACCTGGAAGAGGTAAATATGACTGGCAAGCAGGAGCAAATAGTCCAATCAAGAGAGTAGTTTTAATGGAAGACACACATTGGAAGTCAGTATCGATACCAAACGAGATCCAAGTAGTACATTCTGGATACGATGATGCATATGATACTTCAATGTGCGTTACATTTAATGGTAATTTAGATGCTATCGAATACATAATGATGCAACAGTTACGTTTAGGAATGATTCCGAGAGAAAAAGTACTCTGGTTAACAGAAAATGGTTACTTCGAAAATGGAGTCTTAAACTTTAACGAGAGATTTACTGGAGTAGTAGGAGAAACAAACGAATATGGAGCGTATCAATATCTAGTTGCAAATGGAATGAGAAACTTTGGGGTCATTCCACAAGCAATGTTTCCATTCGCAAAGACGTTTAAAGAAAATATCGATAAGAAATTTATTACACAGGAGATGTATGATCTCGGTAAAGAATTCGTAAAGAGATTTCCAATCAACTTTGAATGGGTTAATCCTTCAGACACGAAAGAATTCATGCAATATTCACCGTTATCTTGCTTCGGTCATTATGGTAACCAAACAACAGATGAACCAATCGATCCAAAGGGAGGGGGTTACCATTCGATGTTACAAGTTGAAGAGACAGACGACTACAGAGAAATAGATGATTCTTATTGGCAACAGTTTAAGAAATATAAGAAGTCAGCATTAGATGGTTTTATGGCCTTCTATGTCGATGCTTCAAACACTACTATGTTCGACAGAGAGAAATTTATCAGAGAAAATGATAATAAGATCATTAGAAACAAAGGTAACGGTGCATACGGTGTTATCTATAAAGGTACTCCTATGCATATCTCTGCAGAACGTGCTGGACTCTTTATGATTGACAGAGATGCAAGAGGATTACTTGGTAAATTACAAGAAGAACAGCTAACAGCTGCAGAATGGGATTTACTACAGGTAACTATAGAGTTTTAACAGCTCGTTATTGCTGCTTAAACGCTCAGTATAGGAATTTTAATTACAAATAGGTATATTCATACATAATAAATAAAAATATGACTTTCGAAGACATATATAGCATCTTTAAGCTAGAACTAGATGGAGAAGAATTTGACACAGATGACGATGCTGTTCTAGCTTGTAATATAGCTTTCAGAGAAGTCTTAGATGACAGAGATTGGAAGTTCTTAATCAAGACTGTAACATTGACAGCTGGAACTCTATCTCTTGCTAGTATTCTAGACTTAGATAAAGTAACGAATGTCTATGTTGCTGATTCAATAGAACCATTAAAGAAAGCAACGTACGAGAATAGATTCGACACAGATTATGATTATTATATCGATCTAGCGAATAACTCTATTGGGTTGATTAATTCAGAATATAATAATTCAGATCTGATCATAGATTACAAATATTATCCAGCTGACTTTACATTAGTGAATACATTAACACTGAACGAGAGATTAAAACCTTGTATTGCTTATAAGATGTGCTTAACATACTATAGGAAAGATCAAGATCTCTCTACGTACGAGAAATTAGAAAATCATTACGATTCTAGTATGAATCAATTGATCATGCATAACGAGAATTTATAATCTTATGAAGAAAATAGAAGAACAACTCTTTAACGTCTATGGTAAAGGAATTGTTAATACAATTGAAGATACATTGATCGATGAAGGTGCTTCTAGTGAATCTATTAATTTCTTAACTTTACCAGACAGAATAGAGTTAATTAAAGGCAGACGATTAATTGGTGCAGAAGAATCTACAAATAAAGGTGTTCTTGGAATGGGAAAGATCGAGAAAGTAGATGGAACAGAGTTAATCTTACGAAAGATCGGAACTGTTCTCCAATATTATAACACTACTACTGAACTTTGGGTTAATGCAAAAACTGGATTACTACCAGACGAACCATTATACTTTTCGAATTCTTTTACACCAGCTGGAAGACAGGTTTGGATGTGCGGTCAAGATGGTCTCTTTAAACTTTACCCAAGCAGTCCAGCAAGCGTTATTGATTTAACAGATTCAACGAAGAATTATAAAGGACAAATTAGTATTGATAAGTCTAGAATGTTTTGCTGGGGAATGAAAGAAGATCCTACAGGATTACGTTTCTCTAAGATCGATAAAGATTCAAATTATACTTTAATTGCTGCTGAAGCAATCTCTTCTGCAACTGCTAGCCATTATACTGGAACATTAACTAAAGGACAAGTCTTCGGGTTAGTCTTTACTAAAGGTGCTCAAGTACTGAGAGACGATAAGAACGGAAATCTAACAGGTGATGGTACGGGTACAATTAATTATGCTACTGGTGCTTATGTATTAGATTTTACAACTAGTAATGCAACAGCAGTTACTTGTTCATACCTATGGGAAGATCCACTTACGAATGGATTAGCTGACTTTAGATATTCTGCAACAAGACTTGCTGGTGAAGGTAATGTCTTACGTCAAGATTCAATCGGTACTAAATCTCAGATAGTTCTGAACTTTAACGATTCGTATTATACTTTGCAAGACAAAGGAAGTTGGATTGTTAAGATTGCTACTACAGACTTAACATTTGATAATCAGATCTACAGACTTAATATTGGTTGTCCTTCTGCTAACGGTGCAGTAGTAACTGCAGATGGTATTGTCTTCGTAGATACATATAATCCTGAACTACCAAAATTAAGAGTTCTAGAATTCAATCAGATCGGAGATCGTATTATACCAACAGATCTTTCTATTAACTTTAAGATGGAAGACTACACATTCGATTCTGATACTTTTCTATATAAGAAAGGAGATTGGATCTTAATCTTCTGCAAGAAAGATAGTCCGAACAATAATACAATTATCGTTTACAATATTAGACAAAGATCTTTCGATATTGCACTCTATCCTGGAAATAATGCTGTAGAATTACTCAATAAGATAATTGCTGGAGACAGTCAAACACCGAATACGTACGAACTCTTTACAGGTGTAGATGATTTAGATTATGAGATTACAGCTCACTGGATTGGAAATAAGAAGAAACTCAAAACAGAATACTTAAAGAAATTTAAGAAATTGCGATTAACTGGTTACATTGACTTAGAACAATCATTTGATATTTATATAAGTTACGATAACGAAGAATTTGTAAGAATCGGTACAATCTATGGTGATGGTCAATACGTTGATCCTGTTAAGACATCTTTAATCGGTACTGCAATACTAGGAGATGAAATTATCGGTCTAGCAGATTCTTCTAAAGCTGGATACTTCGAAACAGAGATTAAGGTTAGAACACCAAAATTCAAACGATTTAAGTTAAAGTATGTACCACTCGGAGTGGGTTATCTTTCAATCTTAGAACAGAAGATCTCAGATATTAGAATCAAGAGTTCTAAGATACCGAAGAAGTATAAAGCAGGTACAGGTACTGGAGTTGGATTCTCTAGTATAGATGATGCATTCATAGTAAATTAATTAATATATGCCATTACAATCAAGAGCTACTCTCAAGAAATATTTTGAGACTAGAGACAAACCAACTCAGGGTCAATTTGCTGACTTAATCGATAGTCTTCAGAATATCACTGACGATGGTTTCAATAATGTTCTATATCCTAAAGGTGAATATGCTCTTGCAGTAGATTATGTATTCGGAGATACTGTATTGTATCAAGGATCTACATACTACTGTGTTCTAGATCATACTTCAGAAGCAGGTAAAGAACCACCTACTCTTCCTACATTATCAAATACTTGGTGGTATGTCTTAGCAGAGAAAGGAAACGAAGGTGCAACTGGTCCGACTGGATACACTGGTCATACAGGGTACACTGGATACGGTGCTACAGGATACACTGGTAATACAGGATATACTGGTCCTATCGGTCAGACAGGATATACTGGTCCAGAAGGACCTACAGGCTATACGGGTCCAATTGGTTCTACTGGTCCTACAGGATATACTGGAACGATTGGAACGACTGGATATACTGGAGCTACTGGATATACTGGATACGGAGCAACTGGCTATACTGGTCCTATCGGATCTACAGGGTATACAGGATACACTGGAGCTGGAACTACAGGATATACAGGTCCCGTCGGATCTACAGGATACACTGGTTATACAGGAGCAGGTACAACAGGATACACTGGCTATACTGGTCCTATCGGAGCTACTGGTTACACCGGAGTTGGTTCAACAGGCTATACTGGTTATACGGGACCGATCGGAGCTACTGGGTACACAGGAATGGACGGTGCAGATGCTGTTGCTGGTAAACTACCAAGTTCATACGTAGAATTATCAACACCTCAGTCTGTAACGTCTGCAACACTTATTGATGTACCTGGGTTATCAACTACAATTACACTAGACGAAGCAGTAGAGATTGCAGTATTCGCATCTTTCGAGATAGCAACTCAATCTGGTGCTTCGTCATCTGTTATTGGTGTAGCGATCAATATTAACGGAACAGATTACGATATCTATGAAAGATACCTCTCTGGTTCTAATGACCAGGGTATCGGTGCAATCTCTCATCGTTCTCTCGAATTACCTGCTGGAACATATACAGTAAAACTCAGGTTCCAACGATCGTCTGGACTAGCTACTCCTGGATTGAATCATGCTGATTTATTGGTTATGGCTATGCAAGGTGCTAAGGGAATACAAGGTGCTACAGGATATACAGGCTATACAGGTCCTGTTGGCCAAACAGGGTATACAGGCCCAATTGGTACAACAGGTTACACTGGACCAGCTTCGACTATTACCGGCCCTACTGGTTACACAGGAAGAACAGGGTATACAGGCTACACAGGAGCTGGTGCATTTACTGGTTACACTGGACCGATAGGCCCGACAGGATACACAGGACCTGGAGGTTCTGGTTCTATAGGTGCTACTGGCTATACTGGTTACACAGGTCCAGCATCGACAGTTACTGGACCGACAGGATATACAGGACCTACATCAACAGGACCTACAGGATATACCGGTCGTACTGGTTACACTGGCTATACTGGTCCATCAATTACTGGTTACACTGGTTACACTGGTGCGGGTGCTTTTACAGGATATACTGGTCCAATAGGTCCGACAGGATATACTGGTCCTGCATCGACAGTAACAGGTCCTACTGGTTATACTGGTCGTACAGGATATACAGGATACACTGGTGCTGGAGCATTCACTGGCTATACTGGTTACACAGGACCGATCGGTCCTACTGGGTACACTGGAGCTGGTAACTTCACTGGGTATACAGGTCCAATCGGCCCGACTGGATACACAGGACCTGCTTCTACGATTACTGGTCCTACTGGGTATACTGGTAGTACAGGGTACACTGGATATACAGGGGCTGGTGCTTTTACGGGACCAACAGGATACACTGGTCCACAAGGATCTGCTTCGACAGTAACAGGATATACTGGCTACACCGGATATACTGGACCTCAAGGTAATGCGTCGACAGTTACTGGTCCGACTGGATATACAGGTCCAATCGGCCCGACTGGTTATACAGGTGCAGGAGCATTTACTGGGCCTACTGGATACACTGGATACACAGGTGCTGCAGGTGCAACAGGATACACTGGCCCCTCTGGAGCTGGTTCATTTATTGGTTGCAGTGTTAGTAAGACTGGCGATCAAAGTGTCTCTGCTAATTCAACTACTCTCGTTACTTGGGGTACAGAAATCTACGATACAGATACAATGCACGATAATGTAACAAATAACGGCAGAATTACAATTAAGACCGCTGGAAAATACTTGATCGAGTTTAATATCAGACACGACAGAACAGTAGTTGCTAATAGTAGGTTAGTTAAAAACGCAGAAGCACTCTTGTATAATTTCCCGTCGTATGGTGATAACGCATCGTTTACTGCAGTACATGGAAGTATCGTATTAGATCTTGCTGTTAACGATTACTTATATCTAGAATTTAGGCATGCTTCTGGTACTGCTACTCTTAGCTACCAGTATTCAATGTTTTCTGCTACAAAAATAGGTTAAAATAACTAAAATATATGATTAATGTAATAGCTCAATTCCAGACAACACTTGTCAGTGGTATTTCTTCTACTGCTGCTGGAGGTACTCTGGAATCTAATGCTTCAGCAGATACTGATGGAGCAACATTACCGAACGGTGACTATGGTATAGTTATCGATGAAGGTAACAGTCGAAGAGAATACGCAACAATTACTCTAACAGGTTTTGATTTCGTATTTATAAAGAGAGGGTTAAGTATGATCGATGGAGATACTGTTAAAGCAGGTAATCAATTCTCTCACAGAAAGGGTGCTGTAATTAAGATTGTGAATCATCCCGTATTAACACTGATGGTTAGAATCTTTAATGGACTCTTACCAGTAACAGGCATTCTATACAACGATGCTGCAAGAACATATACTTCAGACTATCAATACGTTGATAAGAAATACGTAGACGATGTAGCTATTGCTGGAGGTGCTAAAGCATCTGAAACTGTCTACGGTATCTCGAAGTTAAGTTCAGCAGCAGCAGATCCAACAGCACCTGTTGCTTTAAACTCTGAAGAAGTTTCTGCTGCAGGAGGTACTGGTGCTGGAGAGGATAAAGTCATACGTGCTAATGCTTCTGGTTACATTGATAAAGACTTTTTAGAGGTAACAGCAGACAAGGGTATTATCTTTACTGGTAATGCATTAGAACTCGAAGCAGGAGAAGGTATCGTATTAGATGCAAATGGTATTAACGTAGATGTAGGTGTAACAGACGGAAAGATAGTTCAGATGACTACAGGAGATAAACTACCAGCTGTCGATGGCAGTAATCTTACGAACTTAGTAGTAGCGATGGCAACCCCTAGTGATAACCTAAGAGTAAGTGCAGATACAGACAGGACTACGTCTTCTAATTCTTATGTTTCTGTTAAGAAGTTTACAATGCCATTCTCTGGTTCGTTCAGAATAAAATTCGACCTTTTTGCTCAAGCATCTTATTCGTCTCAAGCAAGAATATATAGAAACGGTATTGCAATCGGAACAGAAAGAACTAAAACAGCAGATGGTTCTTATACGACATATTCTGAAGATCTTTTATTTGCATCTGGAGATACTCTAGAGATCTATTATAAGGGAGATGGTTCTGGTCACGCAGCGTATTTAAAGAATGCTAGAATCTATTACGATCTCGGTGTTCAAATGCCTGCAACTGGAAGTACAGTCTTACCGTTAATGGTTACAGATTAATATAATTAAAATAACAATATCAGTATGCCAAAGTATTTAGAAGGAAATACGTACGTCATCGATGGTAAGAAACAAATCTACCAGCCTGATGGAACGTTTCGAGATGCTTCTATCGTAGCTCCACCTAAACCTGTAGACTACGTAGAACCAACACCTTCTCCAGTTGCTAAACCTGTACCTTCTACAGTACCTGGAGAATTTAATACACCAGAAGGTAAAGCATGGGCAGCTGCTCATCCAATAACACCAGTAACTCCTGGAGCATCTCCTGCAGTACCAAAACCTATTGATACAACTGGTGTACAATACAATCCAGATGGTACTCGAGTTCTGTCTGGAGCAGAGAAGGAAATTAGTGATTACTATGCACAGAATAAACCAAAGACAGCAGAAGAGATTGCTCTAGAAGAACAGACAATCAGAGAGAGACAATTAAGACAGCAGCAAGACGCAATTACTGGTATCAACTCGATGTACGATAATCTACTAAACCAGATTAATAAAGATAATTCAAGTAGACTTGGCTCTACTGCTTCGAT